AAAACAATATAGGTAGATACCATTTTGCAATAGATATACAAATAGCTTGGTTTAACTTATGGCTACAATGTTGGAAGAAAAATTAAGCATAACAGTTGTGTATGGCACGTTTTAATGTGTTATACACTTAGTTAAAATAAAATGACCATCAAAAAATAAATTTGGTGGTTTTTTTCATTATATAAATAGAGATTATTAATAATTTTATTTAATTATGGATAAGAGAAAGAACAACGGAGGTCATAAAACTGCTGGGAGAAAGTCTAAAGCAGAAGAGGTACAAATGATTGAAAGGCTTACTCCATTAGAACCTAAAGCATTTGAAGCATTAAAGAAAGGAATAGATAAAGGAGACTTTAAATATGTTCAGATGTTTTATCATTACTATGCTGGTAAACCAAAAGAAACAAAAGATATAACCATAAGCTCAGAACAACCTTTATTTGATTTGTAGATGTTCCAAACAACTACTGCAATAAAGAAGTTACATTCTTTAAAAAAGAGAAAGAAAGTAATTCAAGGAGGAACATCTGCTGGAAAGACTTTTGGAATATTACCTATTCTTATAGATAGATGTATAAGAACACCTAACCTAGAGACAAGTGTAGTATCTGAATCAATACCACATTTAAGAAGAGGTTGTATTAGAGACTTCCTAAAGATTATGCTTTTAACCAATAGGTTTAGAGATAGTCAATGGAATCGATCGTCTTTAACTTATACCTTTACCAATGGTTCTTATATAGAGTTCTTCTCAGTAGAACAACCAGATAAACTAAGAGGAGCTAGAAGAAATGTATTGTATGTTAATGAAGCAAACAATGTACCCTTTGAAGCATACAACCAACTAAGCATAAGAACATCAGGAGATATATGGATTGACTTTAATCCAACTGCTAATTTTTGGGCACACAAAGAAGTAGCTGGTAAAGAAGATGCAGACTTTATAACGCTTACTTACTTAGATAATGAAGCTCTACCAGATACAATAGTTCAAGAGATAGAAGCTGCAAAAGCAAAAGCAAAAGATTCTACCTATTGGAGTAATTGGTGGAAGGTATATGGTCTTGGTCAGATAGGTTCTTTAGATGGTGTATGTATTACAGACTGGAAAGAAATAACATTACCAGAAGAAGCAAGACTATTATGTGGAGGTATGGATTTTGGCTACCAAAATGATCCAAGTACATATATCAGATTATACAAATACAATGATGCATATATCTTTGATGAGGTATTCTACCAAAAGAAACTACTAAATACAGATATCTCAAATCTGTTAAAGCAACACGATGTAACAGAGGTAGTCTATGCAGATTCAGCAGAACCTAAATCAATAGCTGAACTAAGAACTTACAAGCATAAAGTATTACCATGTACTAAAGGTAAAGACTCTATTGTATATGGTATCAATCTAATCAATCAAAACAAAATCTTTGTAACAAGCAGAAGCAAGAACTTAATTAAAGAGTTGCAATCTTATACTTGGATGAAAGACAGAGAAGGGAATACTATTAACAAACCTATTGATGCTTTCAATCATTGTGTAGATGCAGCACGTTATGCAATCTCTTCTCAACTAAAGAATCCAAACAAGGGTAAATACTTTATAAGGTAATGAGCAATGAGCAAATGATAGCAGTTGTTGAGTGCTTTATACACCATAGAACAAACAAACAAGTTAGGATATCACTACCAAGTAAACCTCAACATTTCTTATTACTTACAAAGGCTTATGAAAATAGTTTGCCTTATTTCATAAAATAGGTCTCTTTTTTCATTATATATAAAAGACTATTTAATGAAGATAGAAATAAACGTACCAACATCACTAAGTGAGATTACATTAAGACAATACCAAAAGTTCTTAAAGATAGCAGAAGAGAATCCAGAGGGTAATTTCTTGGATGCTAAAATGATAGAGATATTCTGTGGAATACCTTTAAGTGATAGCTATAAATTAAAGATGGTTAGTGTTACTGCTATTATAGATATTCTTAACAGTATGCTAGAAGTAAAACCTAATCACGTTGAAAGGTTTACACTAAATGGTGTAGAGTATGGCTTCATACCAGACCTAGACGAAATGTCTTTAGGAGAGTATGTAGACTTGGATAACAATGCTTCAAAATGGGAATCAATGCATATAGCTATGAATGTATTGTACAGACCAATCGTAACAAGTAAAGTAGGCAAATACAACATAGAAGAATACACAACAAGCAATCCAGAGAAGATGTTAGATATGCCATTAGATGCTGCATTAGGATCTCTTTTTTTTTTCTACAATTTAGGACTGGAATTGTCGAAGCATACGATTCTCTCTTCCAATCTGGAGGAGGTGGAGGAGTTTCAAGAGCAGCTAACTTCGGAAACAAATGGGGTTGGTATCAATCAATTTATGGTCTCGCTAACGGAGATATTACAAGATTTGAAGATATCACTAAACTAAATATTCATCAATGCTTTACAATGTTATCATTCATGAAAGAGAAAGCAGAGTTGGAATCACAACAAATAAAAAGTAAGTTCTAATGAAGGGGTTTTATCAAGTAACAGAAACAATAAAGAATCAGCTCTTAGCAGATGTAAATGTTAATACAGTAACAACTGGAGACATCACTAAAATTGATTTATCTAAGCAGACTATGTTTCCTTTATCACACATCATTGTAAATAATGTAAACAACGAGGATAATGTATTGCGTTTTAGTATGTCTGTTTTGTCTATGGATATTGTAGACGTTTCAAAAGAAGCAGTAGTAGATATTTTTGTAGGTAACGATAATGAGCAAGATATACTTAACACACAATTAGCAGTACTTAATAAACTAGCACAAGTTTTAAGAGGGGGTACATTACACCAAGACTTATACCAGTTAGATGGTAATCCAAGTTTAGAACCTTTCTATGATAGGTTTGAGAATGAGATGGCTGGTTGGGCAATGACATTTGATGTTCTTGTAAATAATGATATCAGTATATGTTAAAGAACGTACAACAAGAGCTGAACAGATTTGCTAAGTATGTGATTCAACAATCAAGAACGAATCTAACAAAGAGTAAAAAGAATAGCTCTAAAGAACTTTATAATAGTTTAGACTATGACTTAAACGTAAGTCCTAATAGTTTCTCTATGAGTTTTCTAATGGAGGACTATGGTATATTTCAAGACAAAGGAGTTAGTGGTAAAGTAAAGAAATACAATACACCTTATGCCTATAAAGATAAAATGCCTCCTCCAAGTAAAATGGATAAATGGATCGTAAGAAAAGGTTTAAAAGGAGTAAGAGGTAAGGATGGTAAATTCATATCAAGAAAGTCTTTACAATTTATGATTGCAAGAAGTATTTACAACAAAGGAATCAAACCAAGTTTGTTTTTTACAAAGCCATTTCAGAAAGCATTTAAGAATTTAGACAAAGACATAATAGAAGCATACAAATTAGATGTTGAAGAACTACTAAAATTTACAACGAATGGCAATAATTAATACAAGAAGTCCTCACTTTTTATCTGTATCAAATGCTAACCTGGCAACTGCTACTTTAGATATAGAAATTTATACTGGTAATGAAACAACTGGTTATAGTGGTACACCTACATACTCTTTAAGTAAACAGATAATACTAAACACAACTAAAATATCTTTTGAAATATCTGAGCTTGTAAGAGACTATTTAGATATAACTTTTAATGGAGATTATGATGGTTCTGCTGAACAATCTTGTAAATGGGTACGAACAATACTTACTGCAAAAGATGGTAATGGTGTGCAATTATCACAAACAATAAGCACAGATTTAGCATTTAATAGCTATGGTTATTTTGAAGATGGTGCAAACTATTCTTTTGAATATGAGGGTTTGTTAATGAGCAACAACGATATGTTTATAAAGTCTGGGGATGAGATAAAGATACCAGTTCAAACAGATAGAACTGTAACTGCTAAATTTTATGATTCAGATAATGGCATATTAGATTCTGAAACATTTTCTTTATCAGACCAATCACAAGATAAAGTAGTTTATACATCTTATACAGACAACCAAGCAGTAAAGGCAACTATTCAATATACTGGAGATTCTGGCTCAGAAACATCAACTATAAAAATATCACAATTAAGTGAGTGTAAATTCACACCATACAAGACAACATTTATAAATAAGTTTGGAGTGTTACAAGATTTGTATTTCTTTAAAAAGTCAGTTGAGAAAATGACTACTAAAAGAGAAAGCTACAAAGCAAATACAC